GCGGCTGAGATTTCAGCTACTTATTATTTAAATAAGACCAACATATTTTAATGCGCCTGTTGGGGTTAAGTGTCTCAGTTGTTTAACCAATGCAACTGAAGGGTTTTTCGGCCGAAGCCTCAACGATGCTGCAAACGCGGGGTAGCTTCCCGGGCCTGGGGCCTGCTGCGTGTGTTGCAGGTTTACTTGTTGCTAGTTGAACGAGATGGAACAAGAGACCTCTTAGGGTCTAACCTGCTCGAGCTAGAAGATGAAGATGAAACATAATCAGTGTCTTCATCTATAACTCGTTTGCCAAAATCTTTACGGAGGACGTCTATGGCGGCTTGAAGCTCTTCGATACGTCTTTCCTCAGCAGTTGGTTTAACATAAGTCAACTGCGGGTGCATGCCGGATGTTGTTGTGCCCATGCACAAAACCTGCGTTGTGGCATAAACTGATGCAGTTAATGAGTAAGTGGGGATGTAAATATCAATCCTGGCATCAGCGTTACTCGGCTTATTAACTGTGAAGAAGCAAGCATACGTGTAAATAGTGTGCGGGTTAGTGTATGCTTTATGCCAAACGGGTGTTGGTAGGTAATCAGCCAATACTGTGATACCTGGCCCTTCAACATGATCAAGGTTAGGCAATCCTGAGTCTGACCCTGACTCAGCAACAATGGTCATGCGAAATGAGTACATTCCTGCGGTTGGAAAAGTGTGCCGCCACACAGAAGTACTTGAAGGTGTGCAAACCATTAGTGGCCATCCATACGCATTTCTAATTCCTGCTGAAGAATATGTCAGACTGAGGTCATTCCAGCTTGTATAATTCATGGAAACGGTATGGTGTCTTGTGGCAAAGACAGATGTTGGGTTTGCACGCGGTAATGTCAATCGTACCTTGTAATCAATAAAAAGATAACCTGCAATTTGTCCAGTTGATGGCATGCCAATTGTTGCGACTTGCAATATACCCGGTGCACTCAAGTCGGTTGGCCCTCCATGGTTAACGAACAATGTCTTAAACAAGGCTTGATTTGTTTTGAAATTGATTCGCAAATTACGGTACGTGACGCCAGATTTAGCCCCCTGGTAACCAACCATTGCCTCATAGTTGGAACTAACTGCATCATCTGGGTCATAAACAAAACACATCACTATCTGACCCTGCGGCGAAACAGATGTGACGGGTCCGGTATTGGTGACAAACCTGACATCAAGGTCTATCAACTCAAACATCTCATACATAACAGCAATTTGTGACAAATATTTGAACAGTGTTGAGTTGTCTGGCGATATTATTTGCTGTTGTGAGATGGTGAATGCATCGGTTTCAAGAACTGTGCCAATACACTCAGTGTGCTTAACGACGATAGAATTTTTATTACGAGTCTCATGCTGTTGCCCAATTTTAGTTTTGTGTCTTGGGTTTCGTCGTTCAGCTTGTTGCATAAGAGACGTGTGTTTTTTGTTCTGGTTATTTCCAGAAGATTTTTTGTGATTAGTTCTAGGACTGGATCTGCGGCCTAATGCCCGGTCGACAGTCTTTTCAATATTGTTTATTGTTTTCTTTGCAGTGTTGGCTGTAGTATGAGCCACATCCTGTACAGTTTGTTTTAAATTTTTTATAGCAGAAGCCATTTTCGAATACTAGTATAATGCCAAGGGGGACTAGGTTGTGACAGAAACAGTGAACGACCTATTGTCGCACCGGCAATTTTACTCTGTTCCCCTTGTGCATGTTCAGCTTGATCCTGTTAACCCCAAAATGACTAATAGAATGCTTTCAGGATTCGTTCGCCCTGACCCATGCAACCATGACACCCTAACCGGTCCTGCCATGGTCCAGTGGACACATTTTTGATGATGTATTAACAGGCAATCACGTTCGCCAAACGTGAATGCACTAGTGCAAGTAAAACTGTTCACCGCTGGTGTCTTTGTCACAAACATAACGAAAACAAGGACCAACTGTGTTTGAACCCAGTTTGAGGTTTCCAATCTCATTCATGAACAGGGTTAACAAATCACCAGTAAGGTTGTAATGATAGTTTATGGCAACATCAGTAGCCGGTGTAGCTTTACAAACACTGAAACGCATTTGCCACTCCTCCCTGTGCATAGGAAGAGCAAAGTGTGGTTCAGTCAATTGTAGTATTTTACTGAGAACACACTCTAATGGTTTCAAGAAACTGCTTGCCGGTAACAACCCAAGAGCTACACCCCGCAGTAAGACACATGGGTGCAAATACTGAGGTGGGTTGATAAAGTAACCGATTTTACTTATAACTTTTCCAATTTTGGGGCCAAAGCAGTGTCCCCCTTCAACTGGATACAATCGCATTGAACAAAATTCTAAGTCAATGGGATTGAATTTAACCGTTGCTTTACAATCAAAACCGAAACAACGGAACCAATACCGCCAATTTATACCAAGGTTCTTAGGTATAGAGAGCAAACAGTCATCACCTTGAAATAACCCACGGATGAAATTTCTGGACTGTTGTACACTAACCCCAAAGCTAAAGCAAAAAATGAACAAGTGTATGCAGCAGTTCCATAGTGAGTTAAACAATGAAGTAAAAGGCTCACCAGACGCCCGTGTTCCATCTACACTATATTTAAAGCCAAAAAATGTTCTGCCACGTTTTTTGATGTTGTTCTCCAAAAGTTGTAATACGGCTTTGGGTGCTTTCAATTTTTGGCACAACCAAAGTTCCAGTCGTGCAAATTCAACGTCCAGTGAACTATCCCAAGCTGAAACGTCATTCTCAACATATTCGTTATCTAGCTCGGTGATTAATGAAGCACAGTCTTTTGTGCTGACCCCAGACGTAAAACATAAAAAATTATTTTTGTTCAAGTCACGCTTTATGTAACTCTGCAACCTCTGAAACCATGGTCCCATGAGACATAGATACCTAGGCCTGGAGCCCTGTATTAGTCTGCCTGCTTTTTGTTTGACACGACCCATAGACCGGTACACTGTATTTTCAACCTTGAGGAAAGATGACTTAATACCATAATCGGCAAGCTCAGATGCGCTCAAGGTGGTGCTTTCATCAATACACTCTTTGGTCATTTGTGCTCTAGTTTCGACCAGCAATTTTTTAACAGTAGGGCTGGCATTTGACTTCTTGACATACTCTGCAAAAGGGGGCGGTTCGAAGCCAATCCTATGTTTTAACTTAGGTAATATATTGAACACGTTTCTTTTGAACCATGTGGAAAATGCATGAAGAACAGCAACATTTGGAGTAGGAGTTGCTTTTAAAACGCGAGTCTCCAGGGCTATTCTGTCGTTATCCAAACTTGGAAGAAGGTAAGTTGGACGGTATAAATCATCACCAAAACCTACCAAAAACTGACGGCACTTTGGTTTTTGTGGTGGCAACACGTATTGCGGTTCTTGAACAACAGCACTTGGTTTGAGGAGCCTAGGCCTCGGTATGTCTAGCACATCAGGGGGGTAAGTCTTGCATGCTAACCAACTGACATAATTCATACGTCTAAATGCACTAGCGGTAGGTATTCGCATGAAAGTGGCCATCATGTTGTAGTATGAATGTGTGCACACCGTCAAAGGCATTGCTAAAAAGTTTGGCAGTATCCAATGAATAAGCTGATTAAACATATGGATTGGTGCGGTGACAAAACAACCATTGCGAAAACCTTCGAACAAAATGATAGCAGTTGTGAATTTGAATCCCAAACTGCTCCTCATTTGCTCTTCATACACTGGTGCAACAAAGCAGTCATAAATTGCACTAGTCAGTTCAATATGGGTCTGTTTTTTATGAGCCTCAAGAACCTTTTCGCAAGCGCCCATGAACTTTATATACCTATACATGGCAAATGGACCAAAAACTTGGTCGGTATGAGCCGTGAATGCCACATTCAATGAATCAATAATAATGCACCAACCTTGAACTGATTCCATCATAGGTTTCTTGAGTTTCGATATAACTGCATTGAGCGCATAATTGCTAGCATCCAATCCTGTCCTCAGCAAGTCAGAGTTGAGGTATTTGTTGATGACAGACATGGCACGGACCGCCATAGCCTGAACTGCAGATAGTATGTTTAAATCTTGGATACGATGGTAAACTCGTTGAGCAAAATATGCTGGCCCATCGACTACTGTGGTATATGCATCAAAGGGAGGAAACAAGATGCTAGCAGCCACTGTGGGTTTCCTCCTGATGGTCATAACCCATGTTAATAATAGACAAAGCACTCTGTAACCACGTATTTTCAATGCTTTCCACCACGTGGTGTCAAATATGTCTAACGCATGAACATCGACCTCTTTGCGGACCTCTTTCATGTAACAGTATGCCAAGAGTGGTCCATACATGATGGCATCAGCAGCTTGAGCAGGCGTCAAATTGGCAACTTTTGAAACCCATTTTTCAACATACACCTTGAACAGTAAGAAATCATCATAACTTGAACTATCATGTGTGTTCCAAAAAACAGAACATTCAGCCATTAAGGTGGATGGCACTTGTGTTGTCCTACCTGTGTTCTCAATGAACAACATGCTATTAAGCTGATATAATCTCTTGTTCGTATCAATGAAACTTGGCACTACATGTGTTAAAGAAGTGATTAAACCCTCACCCTGTAACCTTAAAATAGGTGCATTAATCAGTTGAACTGTCGATTTGCCAAGTTCAGGTGCAGCTACACGATCAGCAACGTCATCGGGGTCGTATAAGGCAGTTCCTGGTGACACGAGGGTGGGCACCGATGACAATTTACTCTTATAATATAAATAACAAAAGTAAAATAGCAACAAGAGCAGACGAAATTTTTTACTTGTCAACAACGAACCAATTAAACTGGCAGTTGGACTAAAATAATCGCGCAATTTGAGCAGCCAAGCAAAGATTCCAAGACTGGCTGCCGAATTAAATTTAGAATTTAGGAAACGCTTGACAAATTTCCCACACTTTACAATCCAATGGTCATCAGACACAGGTGTGTCGATGATGGTTGGTAGAGGGCGTGTGTTAAACCCAACTCTAACCTTCGGGACCTCCTTTTGTTTAACTTCAGGAGGCACACGAGCAGCAACATTAGCTGCTGAATTATCGTTAACAACCAACTGGGTGTTGTCAGATGCACTATTTTTTCCACTGGCTAGGGCCTGATCATCTTTGGTTGACGAAGTGGGTGCATTTTGGGATGGGTCAGAACAGATAGTGACATTCTTGCCATCATTGGATGTTTGGGAAGCCACTTGTGGTGATGATGAACTGGGCAAAGCTGGTTCATGGTCATCATCATCAGAATCTGAATCATCAGACGAATCAGTTCCATCGTTGGAGGAAGGATAACTGGCTGTCAAGCTAGTTTGCACGAGTTTATCATATATTGGGGATTTGAGATACTCAATACCTAATTCACAAATGTTACAGTATGATGAATCCCAACCGTCCTCAATAGCACAACGTCTGCTCTTTGCATGTGCTAATCTAGCATTTTTCTTGGAGTACTCAACTATGTTACTGATGAGTTGCTCCTTAGTCATACTCATATCCAAGCTAGGATGGATGTGCTTGAACACGGTCATCATCTGGGCAAGAGGACCGATATCGTCAAATTTGGGGTACTTCAACCTGATCTGGTTGAGACCGGCATTGGCAAAACCTGGTTCATAAACGAAGGCAGGTTTTTGGGTGGGTTTGGGGCATGGTTTACCAACAAATTGGTTATGCCTACTTGATTTGTTGTTACCCTTACCACGTGGGTTGCGCCTTGTCTTTTTATTTTTGCTGACATCAGGGGCGACCGATGTGCTCACATTCCCAGATACGGGGATATTTGAAGCAGAGCTTGAGCTTGAGCTACTGCTTGCACCATTTACAGTTGGTGCCCCTGAGTTGGTCTGTGGACTGGATGAACTGGATGAAGAACTGCTGTTGAAACCAGACAGTTGATTTAGTGGACAGGCTTTTTGTGTCACGCCTTTTGAGTCAAGTGACGCCTGAACGGGGTTTTTAAGTGCATGCTCCCCAGAGCACTCCATGATTGGAAGCAGAGTACCTCTGCAAAATGAATTGTTTAGAGTCCTGTGGACATTTCTTTTTGGCCGAAGCCGTTATTTGCGCCTTACGCCACCACCTTTATCGCTGACAATATGCAATGGGGTTGCCATTGGGTAAATTGCCCTCTAGTGGTTCTTGTACATTCAGATGTGATCTTAGACACTCAGGTAATGGTTGATCGCTAAATCTGGGTAAAACCTCGCGATCTCAATGCTAAGCAAAGCAGCCACCCGGTTTCCAGTGACTGGAATAAATAACCCCCG